TAACGGCCTCTGCGGCCAGGGCGCTTGCCCTCTCTTCGCGGGCTTCGCGGCGGTCTTTGTCGGCCTCCTTCTTGTCCTTTTCGGCCATCTTGTCGTCGCGCTCGGCGTCCTTTTCGAGCTGTTTTGCTTCGGCATCATCGCCCTTTTCGCGTTCATAGCGCGCAGCACGGCGATTCTCGCGGGCATCACGCTGATCCTGCCCGGCATCCGCGTCGTCCTGGTTGGCGTCGCGGTCTATTTCATCCGCGCGGAGAAGCCTCTTTCGGGGTGCCAGTCCGATAAGTTCCAGGAATTTAGACATGGCGCTCAGCGACACGCGGTCGTCGAAAGCCTGCTCCGTCCCGGTTTCGGGGACTTTTTTCTCTTCCTCGTTTTTCATCTTGTTCTCAAATTGGTTTATGATGTCTGTTTGGTATGCCGACAGGCTCTCGATCTGTTCGATCTCTATGCTGTCCGGCACGAATGATACTGCCGACAACCCAACGTTATCCTCTCCCCGTATCGCCACTGCATCGGGATTGGACGGTATGTTGACAAGGGAAATCTCCCACACCTCGAAAAATGTAGTGTATTTCCTGCCATTGCGCTCGACGATCCGCGCCCTACCGAATATAGATACTCCGTTGAGTATTCCGGCTTCGTAATCTCTTTTTGCGGCCTGTGCGAGTTCGGAGGAGCCGAACACCAGCTTTCCGATCCACCTGCCGTTTTCCAAATGAATATCTTCGACGCGCCCGATGGGCTGGCCGAAATGTTCTCCCGTATCTTTGTTGCGCAGCAGGATCGGATTTTTGAGGTACCTGCTCCAGTCGATGCTGGAGTTGAGCACCACGAAACCCTTACTGTTGAGCGCCTCGTTCGAGAGTATTTGATATGTCGCTTTTGCCATGTCAGATTTATGAATTAGTGCTCCTTACTGTATCGCACAGACACTTCATCTCTATCGCATCACATAGGAACGAATCCTGTTCGTAGGTGCTGTTGTCGACGAAGTTAGCCATGTATATGAGCCGCGTGTTATGCACGGGGAGATTTGCCATATCGCGCTCCATAGCTATCGTTTGATAGGTCTCGGTTTCCTTGTAAAGGAGCGTAAAGCCGTATTTCTGCCTCAGCTCGGTAAAAAAGTCCAGCGGCACCCATTCGCCCTCCGAGTTCTTTATCACTCCCCGCGAACACGCGGCCATATAGAGCATGACCTTGTATGCAAGGTTCATCTGATCGTACTGGTGGTCATCGTCTGGCGACGCAGCCTGATTGTCGAACGGCGTTATCACCGACAACTGCACGATGTACTGGTTGTAGATCATTCCTCCGATGAACTCCCCGGTGTCACGCTCGGTTCCCTTCACGCTTACGGCTATGGCCGGGAGGTCGGTGTTCACCGTCCCCTCTCCGTTGTCATTTGCGAGGACTATACTGACATTATTTTCGTCCACGAGCTCCGAAGCCCGCAGTGCCGTAACTATTGTTTTGCAAATTTCACCGATCATAATTTCAGTATAGGACGTTACGAATGTAGTGCAAAGGAAAATATTTCGCAAATAAAATTTTTTCTACACCAGTTTTGCGATCTCTCGGGAGTATAGCCGGAGCGCATTGAGTTCGGTTCTTCGGCCAACACCCATAAAGGGTCGGGCGACGGGATTGGTGCCGAGCCGCACGGGCGTCGAGGACGAGGGTCGCGTGCGGAAAGGGTTGCCTCCGGTGCGGGCGCCCTTCCCCGTGTTTTGCAGTTCCGCATAGGGCGCCGCGGCGCGCAGCCCGGCAAAACCTCTCCCATAGAAGGGTGTGATGCTCCGGGCGAGACGGCCTCTGTGGCGCAGCTTCGGATAGCGGAGGTATGATTCGAGGTTTTCGAACCTCTTTGTTTTCAGGTTCTTTCCCCATCTGTCCGCCCATTTCCGGGGCGTGCCGTCGTTGCCATACTCCTCGCGCTCGAAGTTGAGGCGCGTTTCCCCGGCCATGCTTTCGGCCACCTTAGCCGGAATTTGGGTTTTGATGTTGTAGATGGCGGTGCTAATCTTTCTCCTTAGGTCTGCTATCGTTGCCATTGTCGTTTGTTTTCATGGAGGGAGTGAGTGCCGACTTTATTTTCGCCATGATGGATTTGGCCTGCAATTTGACCTCCGTCCAGTTGTTGTTGCGCACGGCAGTGTTTATGTCGGAGGGCTCCATGCCGACCTTACGCATGACCTCGGGGCTGTATGCCATGCCCTGCGAAGCCAGCACGCGGCCTATGCGCTCGAACTTATCCACGCTGATGGTGGTGTCGGGCACCTCCATGAGCTTTACGCCCGACATATCTATGCCGAGCAGGCGGCCGATCTTCTGGATGGCACCTTCGTAGTTGAAAAAGTTCGCAAAGTCGCGCTTGTCGGCGTTGCACAGTGCTTCGTAGAGGGACATATGTATCTGCGCGAGCTGCTCGGAGTTGGTGTTTTTCTCCGTGGCGCCGAGCAGAGTGCCTCCCGTCACCTCCTGCATGATCTCTGCGCGGTAGCTGTCTATGTACTCCTTGAACACGCGGAAGGCATCGGGGTACATTTGGGTTTGGAGGGGCTTGACCTCCACCTGGTAGACGTTCTCCTTATTGTCGAGGTTCTGCTTGAAGGGCAGCACGGGGGTGTCGAGCGGGTCGAGGTTGTTGGCGATATTCTCGGCCAGCGCTTGTGCCTGCGCGTTACCGTCGATGAAGCCCACGGTGGTGCGGGGATATGAGTACGTAGCGCTTATCACCGACCAGTTGTTGTATGCCTCCACAATGCCGATCATGGCGCGGGAAATCTGCTGCATCATTCCCATTTTGAAATCCTGGTCGGTGTCGGGCTGCATGTAGAACATATTGTCGTAATCATCGACGTTGGCCACGGATTCTATGGCGTAGGTCTGCGACCGGATCGCCCTGTTCACCATGTCTATGTTTCGCAGCGGGTAGCTGGTGATGGTGTCTTTTTCGACGTCGATGCCGACGATACGCACGCCATAGAATTTAGAGAGCACGAATTCGCGCTTCATCTTGTTAAACCACCGGGTGTGGGTTATCATCTCCGTGAGGTTATCGTCGATCTCGCCGTCGCGGTAGAACGCAAATACGGCATTCTCGATGGGGTTCAGGCGCTTGTTCATCTGGCTCACCAGGAACGGCGATGACTGAATGCACCACGAATACAGGGTGTCCACCATCGTAAGGTCGGAGTAGTTCACCGCGTTGTCGATGGCATTTCGCCACCAGCTCGGAGTGAACTCGACGAAGTACTGGTTGGGAATGTACCTCGACTTTACATTCGGCGCCCCAATAGGGCGGAAGGGGTTGTAAGGCTGCTGCCTCGGGGTATGAAATTGTGCCATTTATCCGCGCATTTTGTTTTTCGATCCGTTTACTACCGTACCCCACGCATTCGGGGTCTCCTTTATCGGGGCATCATGCAGCGTCGTAGCCCCGTTTTTCATCTCCGTGACCTTCTTTACGACCATCTCGTAGTTGTCGCGCAGGGTCTCGGAGTGCCGTGCCGAGGGGCTCGTGATATTGTAGGCCGTCAGGACGGTCAATATCCACCGCATGATCTTCGACGTACCGTCGTTGGTGTCTCCGGCCAGTATCGAGGCTATGTCGTACAGCTCCCCGATCTGACTGTACACATACCCCAGAGCGCTGTTGTAAGAAATCTCCACACAATCGGGATACATTTTCTTGAACTGGTCGAGCTGCTGGGGTGAAATCCACTGATAGAGCTCCACCTCGGGGAAGTACATTTTACCGGGTTCCGCGGCCACGATAACCTGCTCCCCGTATTCTATGCACGAGGCATATTCAGAGGCCGATTGAAGTGATGCCTGGGCCGAAGAACAGGACACGGGAGTGTTGGAATACGTTCTCACAGCTCCGGTTTTGGGGTCTGTGAATGACTTCCCGGCCGACGTGGTTATGGATGGTATTCTCGCAGGCACGAGTCTGAAATATACGATATGCAATCCGCCATCGGTAAAAACATTATCTTTTTGGAAATATACAGAGAACGGTTTTCCGGGAGGATATGGCAGGTATATGGGGGCTGTGCGTATTTCGAGACTTTCATGTCTGGTATATTTCGTGGCAAAGCCATTGTATGTGGGATATAGGGCACCCGATCCCAGTTTGCTCCCCACGGTGAAGGGGAGCGGGGTGTCGCTATTTGTATAGCAGGCGAACTCCAGGTTCAGCGAAACTATTTCCGACGTGGTTAAACCAGTGATGGATAACATTCCAGCCTTGAGATTTATCGCCCATTTGTCGGGTATGTCCGGAATTCGCTCCACGTCGCATAAATAGGTTATGTCTGTGAATTTGTTGTATTGGAGGGACGGCACATCCTTGGGGCCTTGGAAATAGGGCTTGAATTGATATAAAGATACGTTATCCTTCCAGTCGGCAGGAGTATCTTCCGCTAAAAGCGGCTCTTCGAACTCTTGATCGTAGGGGGGTATTTTCAAGGATTGCGTGGTTTTGAAATCCCATCCCATCTCTGTAAGCTCCCCGGGCGTATAAATTTTCACATTCTCGGTCATGATATGAAACGTTTTGGTTTTTTTACTATGATGCCGGAGCTTTTGTACGCGGAGCCCACGGTTCCGCCCGCGCGGTTCATGAGCGATACGCCCTTGGCCGCCGCATCTGGTATGTCGTCCTTGCGGTTTGGATCGACCTTGCGCGAAAAGAACAGGAACTGATTCACGGCTTCCTCGCCGCGGTTGGTATCTTTGAGCTTGGCGTTGAATACGAACCTGTCAGACGTGAAGAGGGGATCGAGGATGGATTCGATGACTGTAAACTTGTCGCCCATATTCCGGGTATCCCATTCCAGGGGGCATATCCACCCCGTGTCTGCCTGGAACTGGTCGAATGTGGTCTTGAAGTCCAGGGGTATCTGCTTCTTTTCCATCACGATGCGCGTTATAAGGCGGTTGGGGCTTTCGAGGTACAGCTGCCGAATGTTTTTCATCATCTCCAGGGAGGTGCCCTGCACGGCCAGCACGTCGATGAGCCATATTCGGCCGCGGGCTTTGCCCATGAGCAGCGACGCCTTGAAGTCGCTCTTGCGGCTGTCCTTGGCCGACGGGTCGGTGTAGATAATGAGGTCTATCCACTCCTCGGGCGTCGGGAAGCGCAGATCGGGATTCACGTCGCTCCAGCATATTTTTTTGAAAATCTCCCCTTCGCTCTCGTCGAAGTAGTCGCCCTCCAGGAAGCGCTTGCGCATGAGCGTGGACATGGCCTCCAGGGTCTCGCGGTAGTCGTCGGCGACATTCTCCATGTTGTCGTTAAGTGAGAACTTCACGACCAGGAACTTCGACGTCTGCTCCGGGGGGATCGCCAGTCCCTCGCGGGTCTCGTGCTTGAAAAACCTGACGTATGTCCATCCGGTTTTTCGCGTGGGGTTGAGGGCGAACAGGAGCTTGTTGCGCACAGGTAGTTTCTGCGCCAGTCGTGAGCGGAGGGTGTCTACCGCCCTCTCCTCGACCTCCGATACCTCGTCGATGAAGATATGACCCCATTCCGACGAAAGAATCTTATCGAACTGGCTCTCGTCGTTGGCCGACCCGCGTATGGAGCCGAATTTTATGTAGGCGCCGTTGTAGAACATGAGGTAGTTGTCCTTGCCGTTATACTTTGCGAACGGTGTACCGTCCTTCATGGTTATATCCTGCCACTTGGCGTAACCGTTGTGCTTGGCTATCGCGTTGAGCACCGCGGGGAGGGTCTGCTGGAGCATTCCGGTTTGAAGCGACGTGAAGAGGTTGCGGAGCACGAGGCAGTTGGCTTTGTGCGCCACGCACTGCACGATGAGCCAGTACAGAATGACGAAAGTCTTTCCCGAGCGCGAGGCGCCGTAAAAGAGCACTTCCTTCCACTGGCCGTCGTTGAGGCGGTTCCACATGATCCTCTGCTTGCGCGTGAGGTGTATGTTCATGTCGAGGCATCCGGCCTTTCTACTCTTGGTTATCATCATCTTCGTCGAGGTGCATGCGTATGTCGATTTCCGATATGCGGTTTTCGTCTACGTCCGATCCGGAGGATTCCAGTACGGACATGGTGGCCTTTATGAGATTCATGGACTTGGTGAGGCCGTCGATCTTCGACTTGGCGATCTCGATCTTCGCCTTCGATGCGGAGGTGCCAATGATGTATATCTGCTCGCGCATTATGTCGTAGACGCCCATCATTTTCAGTTGCTTCTCCACCTGCTCCGATATAGGCCACTCCCACTCCGCGGGCGTCGCATCAGGCATCTGCGGCACTGCTGTCGCGGTCTTTAAAAAGTCTATTGCGGATTTCCTGTCGTCCATGGAGCTCGGTTTTTACGCCCAAATATAAGAATTTACCACGAAGGGCGTGAATTATGGAAAAAATTAATAAAAAAACCTCCGCCCCTGGAGCGGGAACGGAGGAAAAAATAAGCCAGGAAGTGAGGTGTTTATTTACATTCAGGAATGCCACAGAAGCATTCCGGGAACAAATATAGGGAATTAGTTTTTCAATTCCAAGCGGATGCGCATATTTTTTTCCTTGCGCATAGATTCGAGCTTCACGGCGGCCGATTTGGAGGGGCGCCGATAGGGCTTGAAGCGCCGGATCATGTCGATGCCGTTCTCGGAGAACAGCTCGGAGGCCACGTAGATGATCGTTCCGTAGCGCAGTCTGAGTTTGAGTTTTCGGTCGGCCTCGCGCCGCAGGGCGCGGTACTCTTCCTGCGTCATGCCTTCCGGCCGAGAAGTTATGACGGTTTCGGATTCCGTAGCCACGGAATAGGATTTACTTTTCATCTTCGGCGGGGGTTTTGGTTTCTTTCGTTCGAATCTCGTCCAGGAACCCGAGCGGCAGGGGGATGTTCATGTCGTCGGGAACGTTGAGGATCATGCGATACTGCGCCATAGACACGAAGCGGCAGCAGTTGTCGTAACTCATGCCGTCGGAAGACAGCCACATGCCGTCCGTGTATTTCGTGAATACGGCGATGACGGCCTCGGCGTGCGAGGAGTTCCAGAATATCGCGAACTTGTTTTCGACGGGGACGAGCGAGGAATCGTCGTTTTTGAACCACTCCAGGAACTCGTCGAAGGAGTAGGTGAGGCCGTAGGAGCAGAGGCGGATGGCACCGAGGTCGATGTCGTGCGCCTTCATGAATCCCGAAATGTGCGCGGCCGTAGATCGGTCGATGCCGTGCGTCTCCAGCCACGATTTAATCTCGGCCGTCGTTTTTGTCCCGACCTTCTTGTTCCGGCCGAGACGAAGCAGTTTTTTCATAATCTTTGTTGTTTTTGTTGAAGATATCGTACCTTTTTTTCAGGTCGTAATAGTAATGCCGTACCGTGTATACGGCAACATTGAATGTTTCGGCCGCCGCCGCGAACGCCTCCTGCCGCGGCCCCGAATGCGTCCTGCACCAGTTGTCCACGTAGCAGCATATCACGGCACACTGCACCGCCGTATCGTTCAGAAGCCCCGCATCCAGCATGAGCTTCACCCCATCGCAGTATTTTTCGCCGAAATTAGACGTCACATAGACGTGAAGATAAAATTCGAATATATCGGTCATAACCTCAGAATTTAAGCTCCTGTTCCGTAAAGGGTCTGTTTTCCCACGGCTTCACCCACCCGCGAACCATATCCAGCGCATCGACCACTTCCTTGCTCTCCTCGGCCGACATGATGGCATGAGCCGCTTCGCCCGCGTCCGAAAATAGAGAAACGTGCAGAACCCCGTCCTTCGCCTTTACCTCGAACGAGAACATAACCCCCTCGATAGTGATTGATTTAATTACGCCCATGACCGAAACCGATAGCCGTATCCAGAGCATCCCGAAGCTTAACTATATCTTCGAAGCTCATCTCACAAATACAGTGCCCCTCGCCTTTCACGCAAATGCCTATAAAGGAGACCAGGCGATCCCCTTTAAGCTCTGCCTCAAAATGACAAGCGGCTTTAGCCCCTACATGCGTAGTAACACTTTTCTTTACCTCCATACCGAATTCTATTATGAGTTTATAATCATTGTACAAATATAGTAATAATATCTTTACCGTCCAAATCCAAGCCCCCCCCCACCTCAATAACCAAAACCCCCACAAAACATACCCCCGAAAATCCAAAGACCCGTACCCCACCCCACTGCCCAAACCACAAGAAACCCAGCCCGCGAATATCTCGAGTGTTAGAAAGGCTCCAGACCCCGGGCGGCTGTTGACCAAAGACCCGCACCCCTTCCCGGTGGCTGTCTCCTTCCTTCGCTCGCTCCACGTTGTTCCGCTCGCTCAGGCTGCGCGCCTTCCCACTTCGCCCGGCCTCCACTTCCCGCCCCGTCCTCTCGCTTCCTCCTTCCTCCAGCATCCGCCCCTCCTCCTCCCCACCCGGCCAAACAGACCAAAACTATCCTCTTTCACCACACACTCAAAACACCCCCAAAATGCCCCTCCCTGCGACTATACACGTTCTTAATGTATATGAATGATAAGAATAATATATAAGGGGGTGTACTCATAGCAAACTCCCGAGTTTTTGTGAATGTAATCGGAACCCGTTGTGTGTGCGTGTGCGTGTGCGTGCGTGATCGTTGGGTCTGGGTGAAGCGGGTTGCGGAGGTCTCAGACTGGCAGGCTTTCGGATGGTAAAAACTTATGGTATGTTTGTTTTGCATAAGAACAAACGATGAAGAAAGTTTGTGAAATGCTTGCGTGGTATAAAATCTTATACTATCTTTGTAATAGAGAAAGGGAGGAGCAGGTATCACACCCTTCGAAGTTAATGAGACAAACATTTAAAGCCATGAAAAAGAACCAAACGAACAACTCCACCAACTGGAAGAACGAAGTAAATGAAATCCGGGCACGTCTGGAAGCCGTTAAAACGCGGTCGTGCTGGGATCGAGGCGTGAAAGGTTTTGCGCTCAATCTGCTGAGAAGCTACATAGACATTTGCGAGTATTGCGATAACAACGGCCGACCAATTCCGGAACTCAATGAAGAAACATTATTAAACGGTGCGGACGACTGGAACGCCTATTGTTATGGCGGGGGCGCGCTGATCTACGACGGGGATATAGCAAAAAACCTCTGCACTCCCTCGGAGTTAAAACGCACCGACAACGGCAACAAAGCCCCCAACGATCGGGAGGGCTGGCAGGACGTGCAGGCCCGCGCGTATTTCCAGGCGTATAGAATGTTAATGTCTTGTATTTGCTAACCCCCGAAAGCCATGAAAACAAGAAAAGAGGCCGCCCGTGAATTATGGGCAATATATTGCGCCTACGAGGTGCACCCCGTGAAACTTGCTACAATTTACCGCTGCATTTGGTTCGATGGGTCTAACTGGAGGCTGATAGGATACGCGCACGATTATATAGCATAATAACCCCGGAAATAATGAATCAGAATTATAAACTTACATTGTATGCCGTTCAGGTATACGGCGTGCGGCTCTCAGACTACCACGAGCCGCGACCCGTTGAAATACTATGCAACAGCGAAGAAGAACGAAATACAATTCGGGAAAGGGCAAAAAATGGTAACCTTTATGACGAATTTAATTGCTACTATATCAGTGAAGAAGAGGCGCGCCGCTCGATAGATTGGGCATTATTCATACTTAATATAATATACTCGAACCATGAAAAGCACTAACAATACCATAAAGGCCGCCGCGCTGGTGGTGCTCACTGCCTTTTCCTGCTGGCTTCTGTTCCGCTTTACGTTACGTGTGGAAGCAGTGCACCAAACGAACACGGGCTATATTGTCGAAGTTTCAGCACTCGGCGGGATAGAAATACACGAATGCAGTTTATAAACACAAAAAACCCCGAAAGTCATGACACACGTTAATTTCACTACCTCGGGCGTTGCCCTTACCGACACCCAAGTAGCCCGCATCAGGGAAGAGATCGAGAATACCCGGTTCCGTTCCGCTTGGGACAATGGTGTAAAACTGTATGCGCTGGACATCCTCGGCGACTATTCCAAAATGCTGGATTACGCGAAGGAAACAGGGGGTTATACGCCGCGATTTATCGAAACTACTTTGCTGCTGGGTGCTGAGAACTGGATGGCATACAGCGAGGGAGGTTGCTCGCTCGTGTGCAGCGCGGACATAGCCAAACGCTTGTGTAGTCCCTCGGAGATGAAGCGTAAAACGAGCCGATCGGGAATGATTATGCCGCCGACCCGGATCGAAACATGGATTCAGGTACAAGGGCGGGCACTAAATCAGGCATGGCGACTGCTTCGGGGTGCGGCGCTGACAGTATACAAGGCATAAGCCCACGAATGACAGCGGACATAACAATTATATCAAATTAAAAATCAATTAATTATGAAAACAATGAACGAACTGGCAGAAAGGGCGTACGCCTTTACCCAGGAGATGCCCCAGGACACGATAAGCGCGATACATATTTTCCGCGAGACGCAGGAGATCGGGGCGTACGTGAAGTATAGCTACGAGGCCTTGAGGGCTATCGAAGAGATCGCAGTACGCCGATGCCTCGGCGTAAGTACGGCCCTCAGGGAAGGCGTGATAACCATCCAAATACAGGAACAGGATTTGCGGATATGGATAAAAATCGAGTAAGGCAGCTACTCGCCCTATGGGCGGCAGTGCTGGCAGGAATGGCCGCCTTTGCGGCGGTCGTCCTCCTGCACCTTCAGAACAACGCATTTTAACACACAGTATACGCCATGAAAAACAACATCGAAAACGGGATTTATATTCCCGACGACACACGCAGGCTTTTCACCCCGACAATAGTTTACACTAAAAACCTAATAATATGGCAACGCTTTACAAAGAAGGAGTAGAGGGTAAATACAAATGGCTGACCCCTAAACAAGCCAAAAAATACGGCATTCCGCCGGAATACAAATTGATGGAGGAAACCGTATTGTCACACCTTGCAAAGATATTGCAAAAAACAGGAGCCAAGCCGTCGGTCGTGTATTCGCTTTTCACGGATGAAACAGGATGCAAAAGGATAACGGGCCTTTGTTTTGGCATCAAAGACGGCAAGGATTATATGTTTATATACCCAACCGACGGGGACAACGATAAAATTTCGTTGCACAAACCCCTGCGACCTTTCCCCGGATTTAGTTTGATGCCATACGAAGAGAGGGAAAAGATTATGCCGCAGCCTATCACAAAGGATTCAAGCCCCGAAGATTTGGAGCGGTGGAGGGAATACAACCGCATCGAAGAGAGACGGCACGACGCCGAATTTGTCGAATATTTAAAAACCAAAAAACAATGAAATGGGTCGAAGCGGCCAAAGAAGGCCAGGATTATGTCCTGAGCGCCGAACTGAAAGAAAAGCGCGACACTATCGAAGCGGAAGCAGCGGAGGTGCTGAAGAAATCGGGCGCCACGCCGTGCACACTCTACGGGATCGCCGACGGATCACCCGTCGTCTCGTCGGTAGAAATAGGGATCAAGGACGGGGAGGACTATATGTTGTTGCATCCATGCGCGAGATGGTGGAAGGTAGCGGAATTCAAACTACTGAAGATGCTGCCCGTGTATCCCGAATGCGATGGCTATTCGGACGTATGCAACGATGAACCCGCATGTATTACCAAGGATTCCACGGCGGAGGACGTGGAAGCCTGGCGGGCGTTCAACCAAAGACGCGCCGAAAGATATGAGCAGGCGCGGCAATTGGCGATAGCCAATTATAGGGTATACAACGAAGCGATGGCCCAAGTGTGCCCCGGGTTTAAGGGATCGGGGCCGGGTTACACGCAGACTTCATCGGTAATTCGTTCCGGCATACATTTCACGGCTCGATATTATAAGCATGAAGGGACTACCTTCTGCATGGAGATGAAGCACGGGACAAAGGCCACCCCGGACGGGTTCAAACTGATTTCCGCAAACTACTACGGCAAGGAGGGGCACGAACGCCTAAGAAAGGATATAGACTTCCTCGACGAGATCGACGCGGCGATAGAGGAGGGGGATATGTCGCAAGCGCATCAACTGGTAGGCGACTGGAGGAAGGAACTGGACGACTACCTCGCGTTAAACGAAAAAGAATGCGGTACTCATGATGACGGAGCGGGAGACGAAGCAGCAGTTGCAAAAACGAAGGAATGACGAGTTTGTACAAATACTCAGACGGTATGCCGATCAACACAACAGCGTAATATGCTGGCGAAACATAACTCCCTATTGCATTCGGGTTTACCAGCGCTTAAAATCATGGGGGAGTGTGTGGGAGCCGGGAGAACTGAAACCCAAACGCGCGCTGATCTATTCGGGTGCCCGCCGTCAAATACTGGACTTGTACCCCCTTGGCCTGAAATTCCATGCCCTTCGGTTCAACAGGCGCGGGATAATAAGGGGAAGATGGGAGGATAAAATTAACCAATTGCTAAATATGATCATACAAGATGATAACACGAACGACCTATAAAACACGACAAGAGTGGTTACATGCGCGCAACGACACCCCCGTTATCGGGAGTTCCGACGTTGGGACGATTATGGGGCTTAATCCCTATATGACGCCGTACCAGTACTGGCGCGTAAAGAAAATGGAGACCTTGGAGACCGCGGCCGAAGAGGATAACGACAGTATGATCCGCGGGCGCTTCAAGGAGGACGCGATTGCCCGCATGTTCGAGCAGGTGACCGGGGAAAAGATCGTCAAACGATCCGAGCAGATCGAGGTGTACCGCAATGACAAATACCCGTCCTACATGCAGGCAGCGCCCGACAGGGAGGTTTTCGCCGCGGGCAGGAGTACCCGGTATATCCTGGAGTGCAAGGACACGAAAATGCACCTGCCGGAACTGACGCCCGAGACGGTGCCGATGCTGTGGTACACGCAGATCATGTACCAAATGGGGATCATGGAGCGCGATGCGGCGTACATAGCCGCGGAGGAGGGAGGCAAGCGGCTCGTGTATGCGCTATTCGATTTCGACCGATCCAAATTCGCCTATATCGTGGAGTACTGCCGGGATTGGTTCGAAAGGTACATTTTGGGCGACGAAATACCCCCGGTGGAGACAGGCCAGGACGTTATACTGGCATGGCCTGTGTCGGAAGCCGCCCCGCGGGAAGCAGATGCGGAGATACGGGATATTATCGCGTGGGTGCAGGCGCAGCGGTCGAAGGTAGCCGCCATGCAGGCGGAGATCACCAAGGCAGAAGAGCGGGTTAAGGCGTATTTCATGCAGTACGACACCATAACCTACGACGGGCGACCGCTGGCTACATTCAAGACTGTAACAAGCCGCAGGCTGGATTCGAAGGCATTAAAGGCGGACAATCCGGACATATACGCCAAGTATGTAAAGGAGAGTACGACGCGGCAATTATTATTCAAATAACATGAAGACGAAGCGAGAAATAACAGCACGGGAATACGAGGAGGTAGCAAGCCGCCTCACGGACGCCATCAACGGGAATACATACTTCTCCGACAGCATCTCGGGCGAAGGCTGGCGTTTCACCCCCTCCGTTATGGTGTATTGGCACACCGATACACTGGGATCGGGAGAAAAGGAAACGCGGATGGAAAAACTGGTGTGGATATGGTGGGAGTTCCACACGTTCGACGCGGAGGGTGACGAGGTACTAAACGATTTCAAAACATCAACCTTAGAGCTTTTTTTAGGAATATGACAACCATAACAGACAAGAACGAACGCGCAATGCGCGAGGGGATGGTAGCCAAGACCGCCACCCCGAATTTGCAGGAGATGATCGCCCTGCTGGAGGACAAAAAAGGGGAGGTGCAGGCGCGCCTGCATGCGGTGCTCGGCGACAGGGCTCCGATATTCACGCAGGCCGTACGCAACCTGCTGGTGGCTCCCGAGAACAAAATGCTGCGGGAGTGCACGCCCAAATCCATCATGCGCTCGTGCATGGCCTGTGCAACAACGGGGCTTTCCCTCGATCCGGCATTCGGGCAGGCCGCCATCGTTCCCTTCACTGAGACTACGTACAAGAACGGGCAGCAGGTAGTCACCAAGAAGGCGGTGTTCATGCCGATGAAAAACGGGCTGGTGCAACTTGCCAACAATACCGGGATGATCCAGCGGTTGATGGCCGCTCCGGTGTATGAGGGGGACATAAAGTATCACGACCCCTTTACGGGCGATATGGAGTATAACCAGGAGCCGCACGAACGCACAAAACTGCTCGGATATGTAGCCTATCTTCGCTACATAAACGGCGGCGATCACTACCTGTACATGACGGTCGAAGAGCTGGAGGAGCACGGCAAGAAGTACAGCAAAAGCTACTACAACAAAAATGGTTTGTGGCAGAAAAACAAGCCTGCCATGTATGAAAAGACGGTCATCAAACGCATCTTGATGAAATGGGGTAGCATGGATGTAATGGCCAACTCGAAGCTTATCACAGCGCTAAAATACGACATGGCAACCCCCTCCTCGATGGATATGTCGCAGGCGACCCCCGAGTATGTCGACGGAGTGGACGACAATATTGCGGCCGTCGAAGAGCAGGAGGCCGTGGATGTGACTGACGAACCCGAAAAATAACAGAAAAAGATGAAGCCGAAGCAGAAAGAGACAGTAGTTACAATAGCCGAATACGCCCGCAGGTGCGGAATCACCTATCGGGGTGTGCAGATGCGCATTGCCAGCGGGCGAGTGAAAACAGTGAAATTCGGGGGCGTGGACTTCATAGATACGACAGTCTATCCTCCTATGCCCCGGCAAGACGTAAAAACTCATGAACGATGATATGAACACGGCGATGGAATGGCTCGTTGGCCTTGTCCTGTTCCCGCTACTGATGTTGTCGAACTTTATAGGATATGCGCTCGGCCTGCCTCCGCAGGCCGGGGGCGAATCCGAGGCTGAGGATTCGGATCCGACAGAAGCGGAAGCGCCGGAAATAAACGAGGAATTGCAGGCGGACGCGATACGAGCTCTCAACACTTTGGGCTTCCCCAAAGAAAGGGCAAAACAGGCCGTTTTAGAGGCTTTGAATGCCGATCCGGATGCAACCCTCGAAGAGATTGTAAAATGCGCCCTAAGGCGCCAAAAATAGGCAACATGAATGAATGCATATTTCATACGATTCCCGGAGTGCAGGGGGGGGGTGAAGTTTAAGCCCATCGACGAGTTCCCGGGATATTGGATCGGAGAGGACGGAACGGTGGTGTCTACGCGGCGCGGAGACCCCCATGTGTTGAAGGTGGATTACAATGCCGACGGGTACGTAAGGGTGCGGTTATTCAACCGTTTAGGGAGGTACAACTACTTTGTTCACCGCCTTGTAGCTGAAGCTTTTATCCCAAAAAGGGGGGGGGACAAAATCGTGGATCACCTTGATACGAACGTCGAGAACAACAATGCCTCGAATCTGAGGTGGTGCCGGGACATGAAGGAGAACATGGCCAACCCGCTGAGTGTAGCCAAAAGACAGCGGGCGGCGGCAAACAGACGCAGCCGCGCAGCGAAGAGGGAAGCATACATGGAGGAGATCATGAGGCAGGCAATGACGGACACTCCGTTCTGATTTTTTTTGGAGAATGGAAAAATTTGTTTATATTTGCGGTGTGAATGCTCGGGCAGGGGCAAAATGCAACTTACCGCTTTAGTAGATACCGGGCTGCCCCCCGGTATCGAACGAGCGGTTTTTTTATTTAAACGAATATGAAAGAATCCATGGTAATACCTCGAAGTCTGCTTACAGCGACCAACCGTCTTTCGATGACCGAAAAAGGGGAGGTGCTGGATGCGATCATGCGATATGGATTCGACGGAGAGGAGTATAGCGGAGATTCGGTAGTGGTGGCTATGATATTCGACCTTACCAAGCCATACATAGACGAAAACAACAAGAGGTACGACGCTGTGGTTGAGAGGAATAGGAATAACGGCAAAAAAGGCGGACGTCCTAAATCCACAAAAAACCCAGAAAAACCCAGTGGGTTATTTTGGGAACCCAGAAAAACCCAACAAAACCCAACAAAACCCAACAAAACCCAGACGAACCTTGATACTGATACTGATACTGATACTGATACTGATACTGATACTGGTAGTATTATATCTTCTCGTACTAACGTACTCGAAGATGCCGAGATAGTAACAGAGAATATTTCTATTGCTGGTAAAAACAAAAAAAGCGCGCGCGAAAAAATCGAGACAGCCCAAGAGGTGACATGGCGCGATAGCTTCGACGTTTACCTGCAATCATGCCGGGAAGCATGGTGCAGATGGACGCAGGACAAGGAGTGGATGGCGGAAAGGGAGCGCTTCAATCCGGGGGTCGACGTCTCTCTCACCCTCGAAAAGGCATGCAAGGAGTATTGGGCGACGGAGGCTGGATGGCTGCACAAGAAAAAGGGAAGGGGAAAGACGATAGACTGGAAACGCATTTTTGAGTTCGCAATATCGCAGAAACAAAATCGAGTGTGGAAAAATGAAAAGCAAGGAAAGACAACAGGGGCAGGAGGTCTCTCGGACGAAGAGCGGGCTGTGTTTGAGCGCATCCTTGGCGCCAGCCGCCCTGTATAGCCCGGTGGATGGAATGAGGACGTGTAGGGCTATGTCCACGCCGATAAAATGCGCTCAGTCGGGAATGGAATCCCTGTCGGGGCTTCGGCGAATCCACGGAGACGAGCTCGTTATATCCTGCATGGCGCTATGGATCGACGATCTGCAATCGTTTCTCAACATATCCGCCAAGATGAACAGGTTTCAAATCATCGAGACGTGTTCCATGATCCTGGAGGATTTCTACGCGCTAAACCTGGCAGACGTACGACTTGTGATGACGCGGGCCAAAAAAGGACAATACGGCGCATTATACGGGCGTCTCGACGGGCAGATAGTCTACCAGTGGTTCGCGGAATACTTCGACGAGCGGTGCGCAGAATGCGGCCGGACAGCAGACGCCGAGGCAAAGGTGAGGGATTCCCAGCTCGCGGCTATGTCGCCGGAGCAAAAAAAGAAGATTCTGGAATTATGGAGCAAACAAAAAAAATCACAAAAATGAAACAGGAGACAAAAGCAACCATCGCCTATTTGGCAGCAATCATTTTCGTTATCATCTGCATCGCATTGATGGCTGTGACCCCCGCGTATGGCCAAAATCAAACGGTGATAAAGGATTCCAAGGGGGAAGTGGTATACGTCAAAATCAAGACGGCCAGCGGGTACATTGTCAAGGACAAAAACGGCGTTCTGCTTTACACCGTGGTAGAGAACGACACGGAAAAGAGAGTTTACGACGCCTCCGGACGTCTAATTTCGGTAGAGAAAAAAGCGAAAAATTAACCTTTAACGAACGATAAAATGAAAGTCATAGTCACCTTTTCGGGTGGGAAAGACAGCTGTATGAGTTATTACGGATTATGCGAATAAAAAACAATCAACTATGGAAAACCAAGTAACGAGCATCCAGCAGTCGAAGCGGCTGATCGAGTTGGGAGTGCCCGCATATAAGGCGAGCATGGTATGGGAATGGGGATGGGTTTGTGGTACAGTGGACGAAGAAAACTATGAGCTCAAAATTTGGCAGGAGTGTAAGCTGTATAAGATTCTGGCCTATCAAGAATTTCCCGAATATTTTATCCCCGCCTTTACTGTCGCCGACCTGCTGGCGGTGTTGCCGAAAGTCATGGAGGATGATGAGGGTGTTCCGTTCTACCTTAACATCCAATACAACCGCAAAGAATATTCAGAGATCAAATATAAGGGCGTATATGGCATCCTATGGAGTTGCTTCGGGGCGTCGCTCTTGAATAATCTTGTCGAAGCAGTTGATGGAGTGGTAACTAACGGATATGAATTAACCCTATGAAACTGCCTATCGAGGTTCACAACAAATTGATCCCGTTCAAGGGATTCAGTTGGGTAACATGGCTTGCATTCGCATTCACCCGCAAGCCGAAAGACCGACATTTGGACGAGACTACGCGCCGCCATGAAGGAATCCACTGCGCCCAGCAGATCGAACTGGCCGTGCTGTCCGCGGCAATCCTCCTGCCCGTCGCCATCAGCTACTCGTTCGCGTGGTGGGGCTGGGTGCTTACGGTGGTCGGCATTCTCTTCGCCGGATGGATTTGCTACGGCATTTCGTGGCTGATCGAAGTGATTATCCCGCCTTATCCGGGCGCGTACTACTACACCTGCTTCGAGACCGAGGCGTACAACCATGAGGATGATCCGGACTACTTGAAGCGGCGCATACCGTTCTGGGGCTGGATTTCCTGCATACCGAATTGGAAAGTCAAACACAAAAAAAACTAATTTATGAATACAGAAACGATGTTTTCATCTAAGACCGATTTGTGGGCCACACCACAGGATTTCTATGATAAACTCAATAGTGAATTTCATTTTACACTTGATCCTTGCGCCACCCCGCATAATGCTAAGTGTGTTAAATTCTACACCAAAGAGCAGGACGGGCTCCGAAAAGATTGGGGCGGGAATACTGTTTTTTGCAATCCGCCATACGGTCGGGATATATACGCATGGGTTCGTAAATGCTTCATGGAGGCACAAAAAATCAACACAATAGTTGTAATGTTGATTCCGGCGCGTACAGATACTCGATATTTTCACGAATTTATTTACCACAAAGCACGGGAAATTAGATTTATAAAGGGGAGGCTAAAATTCGGGGACCAAAAAAATAGTGCTCCGTTCCCGTCAATGGTGGTTGTATTTTAATCCATAAACTGTTTTAAAATTTAAGCACAAAGATAACTAACCATGAAAACACTTTATCTCTGGGTTTCAGACAAAGGCTGGACACCCTTTCAGTACAATGAACTTTCTGAATTAGCCTCCGAATTTGAGGCGCGCAATATCAAACTGGGCGACGGGTGCGACCTGGGCGACGGGTGCAAACTGGGCTACGGGTGCAAACTGGGCGACGGGTGCAAACTGGGCGACGGGTGCGATGTCCCGAAATCGCTATTTATCAGCGCATCTCGTCATACAGTATCCTATTGGGGTGAGGATGTTATTCAAATAGGATGCAAACGCTACACCATTTCCGAATGGCAGAAGCATTTCCGAAAAATTGGCGAGGCCGAAGGCTATAGTCTCGAGCAGATGGAGGAATACAAAGGGTATATAAACCTGATCGCCACCATGCACAAGACGTGGGCGTTACACTAAAACATCCTAACCATGAGCAAGGGAATTTATCGACGGGTGCATAAACAACCTTACAGTGATATGCCTGACCACGTTGAGACGATTTTAATGAAACTTACACGCGAGGACTGAGACTAAGTTACAACGCGGTTTGCAACGCCTATCTGGCCGCTTTCTGCGAAAAGCACGGCTACGATTATGAGCCGGATGCGTGGGTAGGCGACGACCCCGGAGGAATTGCAGAAGTTGGCGATCTATTCGTGAGTATGGCGGATATACTGACGGACATCGACCGGGACGCTCCGGAGGAGGAGTATGTCAAATATTACGACTACTGCCTGCGTGTAGGGTCTATTGCCAACGGCTAACTGCAAACCCCGAACTACGACAGCTGGCTGCGGGGATGCCCGCGGATGGACGAGGAGCAGATAGCTCGGCTGGAGGAATTGCAACGGGATGTGCGCTGCGCAGAGATGAATTTGAAAGTCGAGATCGACAGAATTAACAACCTCAAACAAGAATAGTTATGCGAGAGAGTAAATTCAGAGGCAAGCGTATAGATAACGACAAGTGGGTTTATGGAGACCTGATTCATTGCTACGGCGCAGACGCAGGCCGGATATTTATCAAGACCTTTACAGGATTATATGAAGTTGATCCCACTACCGTCGGCGAGTATATTGGGCTGAAAGACAATAACGGCACGGATGTTTGGGAGGGAGATATAGTAGAATGGGAAAATCTCATGAAAATCAATAGGCGTAGCGTAATTGCCTATCGAGATCGGATGTTCTGTTTTGTAGATGCGAACAATGAACCTGAGGAAATTTGGTGTTGTTCATTTACGAAAATAGGTAATATCCACGACACCCCAGAATTACTTAAAACTGAATAACCATGCAGAAGATAATGTTTAACGACCGCTATGGACTGACGGATGCGGTCATTGACTATATAAAAAACAATACGCGCCGCATCGAGGGAGGTGAACAATTTCAACGGGCTGCGACCTCGGCCGAAGACTTCACCTATGAGGAAGCCACTGGCTGTATCGTAATGTGCTGTCAAGGAATTGAAATTTTTCGCCATAAATGCCGCTACAAGGTCGGCGAGGTCGTGGCCGTGGCGCAAAGTTATTACCATGCGTTTTCGCCAAGATGTGACATTCCTGTATATGGCGCGGATAGAACACCTGGCTGGCGAAACAAACTGTTTGTGCGAGCCGATTTGATGCCCCACCAAATCCGCATCACCGGAATCAAGTGCGAGCAGTTGCAGAGCATTTCGCACGATGACTGTTTTCGCGAGGGCATTATCGAATCGTGGTACGAATCCACAGATACCACCACGTATGGGTTTGTCGACGAGAAAAAGGGAACAGCCGTTGAATTTGACACTCCCCGCAAGGCCTTCGCCGCACTAATCGACAAGGTGTCCGGCCGTGGAACGTGGGATCGGAACCCGTGGGTGGTGGTTTACGAATTTGAATTGTTGAAATAGCGAGATTCTCGCAAAATCAAGATAAAATGCAGAAAAATGAGAACCTTACAGTATTCGAAGCCGTAGCAGCCGATGCCGTATCATACGCTGATGCCGTCCTTGAAGATCTGGACAAGAAAAAATAGAGCGGATCGGGATTGTATGATAAAATAATTTACTATATTTACTGCATGGAAATTATTTTATCGAAAATAGGGATGCTGCTCGAACGCCACTTTGGCGTATCGCTGGAGGAGATACAGGCACCCTGTCGGCGCCAAAGGGTTACGGATGCCCGAACGGTATTCATCCATATCATGTACTCCCACAAGCTCATGAACGGGGTGAAGCTGTCCAACTACCTGAACTGCACGAGCCGGAATTCATACTACCATATCCGCAAGTTTGAGGATATGAAGGAGATAAAGGCGTACAGCAAAATAATATCGAAGTTTGAACACGAGGCGAAATTGGAGATTGAATCATGGCGGGAATCTTATATGCCGAAATAGACCTGAAAAAGATACCTATTGACGTGATAGAAGAGTTTGTTCGCAATAACGGAGAGTTGGGAGCCAAGGTTAAACTTTGCATCGCGCCGCTCAAAAAAATAGACAAATTCGGGCACACGCATACCGTATATCTTTACCAGCCCAAACCGGAAGTAGGGGAGCGAGGCAAACCTACCTTTATAGGAAATGGGAGAATGCTGCGACCGTCGTACAGATGGCAGGATGATGCCAAGCAAAACCCCGAACCCGATAATGAACCATAAAGCCATGAAACACTTGGTGTATCTGCGTTCCGGCAAAGTGGCCGAGGTCGACGCCCTCCGTTTCCAGTGTGTTGACCATAAGAACCAAATATACAAATTTTACGACAAGGTGGATGAGTATGCGCTAAACGAACAGGTCGTTTTCATCGCAAACAATCCGGACGCCATAAAACCCATAATACACAAACAGAAAGATGAAAAATCAGACTTCTATTCTGAATGAGCTGTTGGCCACCCTCGAAGTAGCCTACTCGAACGCCAAAGGGCGTCATTGGATGGTATACGGCACGCCCTTCCGATCCCTGCACCTGCTGCTGGACGATACTGCGGCCACGCTCCGGAAAGGCGCCGACAAGATGGCCGAGACCATCCGCGTGCTGGATGGCATTCCGCTGCATACGATGACGCAGTTCGTGGATTCGTCTCAGATCGAGGAGGCGCTTACGATCCCCGATGCTCTGACCATCGCGCGCGAAATGCGGGACGACCTAAACGAAATCGTCGCAATGCTTCATGGAGGGGTTGATGCAAAAGTGTTCGACCCTACCACCGAGAACGACGTGCTGAATATCACGAGCGAGATTCGGTACTGGATTCTGTTTTTCGACGGAATCATATCCAACTGGACGCCCGCTATACCGAGAATACCTGAATTTTAACTTTATATAAAATGGACAACAAACTGAAAATCGGGTTGATAGCTGCTGCGGTAGCCGTGGTAGCCATCATTGTGTTCAACTTCCTGCCGGGCAGCATTCGAAGCGCCGGAACCATCGGATTCCTCGCGGGGGTAGTATCGGGATGGTTTTTACGCTCGTGGTACGGCACCATCGTCGACAAAGAGATCGACGCATAGGAGATGAACAGGCTAACGTCGGCCATCATCGGGGTAATCATAGCCATGATCGCACTTTATAGCCTGCGGTCATGGCTTTGTTCCACCCTATCGAAACCGGAGATCGAATGCCGCGTCGATACGGTGGTCATAAGGGAGTATGTAAGAGATACTGTCATTATAACAAATACGCATCAAATTTCGAGGATCGACACGGTGATGGTATATCTGCCCGGCGACACGGTTAAAGTGGCTGTAACGCTTCCGTTCGAGCTCAAGACATTTCAGACCGAGAACTACCGCGCAACGGTGTCCGGGTATAAGCCCATGCTCGAAAGTATAGACCTGTTCGTGCCAACCAAGATCATAACGCAGACCCATCACACCACGACGATCATGCCGCCTACATGGGAAGGGGGGATAGTAGTGGCCGCGCAGGTTGCCCCCGGATGGAACAATCAGTTTATGGGCGCGCGCGTGCGATACAACAAGGGGCGGTTCAGCATCGAGGGAACCGTAGGGTACAACCCCTTCGATGACGTCCCGTACGGAGAGGTGCGCGGAGGGTTTAATATTTGGAGGAAATGAAGCTGAGGACGCCGAAAAAGCCAGCAAAACCGAATATCGAAGGATTCGGAGATCGGCCAAAGGTAACATGCAAGTCCTGCAAATACCTGTCGGCCGAAGAGAATATGCACCATATTTGCCCCAAGACGGGCATGGTGACGCATATAAACACCGAAAAGATTTGCATATACCATGAACAGCAAAGTGTCAATACAGGTCAAGCCGCTGACGGTAAATAGGGCATACAAAGGGCGCCGATTCAAAACCAGCGAGCACGATGCCTTCCGCGCAGAATGCCTCTTAAAACTCCCGGACATAGAATTGCCGTCTCCTCCGTTCGAGGTGTGGTATGAGTTCGGATTCTCCAACACTCAGTGCGACTACGACAACGCGGTAAAACCGTTCCAGGATGCGCTGCAAGAAAGGTATCAATTCAACGACAAATTAATCTACAAAGCGCATATACGCAAGTACATAGTACCCAAGGGATGTGAGTTTATATCATTCAATATCAAATCATTAGCAGACACAACATGGGAACAACAAAACGAGTAGTATTCTCCTCGTCGCTCTTGAAAGAGTGCAAGGACATGGTAGCTTCATCGGTCATCGACCTGCTCGAATCCATAGCCGAGAAGAGCGACAACCCGAAGGTGACCATCACCTCCACGTGGCGCAACCCTTATCGGCAGGCGATGGCCATGTACAACAACCTGGTCGCCGGAAAGCGCATCCGCTACCGGGAACCCGGCAGAAAGGTGACCGCACTGTTCGACGACTGCCAGGATCAGGGCATGGACAAAGAGGAGACCATCGACGAGATGTCCAAACTTATCAGTCGGCTTAGCGAAAAGGGCGAACGGGTGTCCAAGCACTGCGTGAGCGCCGAGGAGTATCGCAAGGTGAATGTGCTGGACGTGAGTATGACGATGGAGAAACCCGCGGAGTTCTTGGCCGCAGCACTCGACGAGCCGCGCGTCGTCAAAGTGATTTCGCCCATATCTATTCCCGGCAAAAACCCCAAGTTTTCGTATGACCTGAGCGAGCCTGCGTTCCACCTTGAAATAAAAGCATAGTCATGAGCAGTGCGTGCGTACTCTTCTTTGTGGCCGGGATTATTATGCTGGTGTTCGGGATCGCTGGGCGAGGGATAGACCCGCCAAACAAGAACAGGCGCCGATAAAGCGCCTGTTTTCTTGTCCGTACCTACATCACTCTACACTGCCCCCCGGATCGCCTCCGGTATTCAGCTTGGTAGTGTCGACAGCCTGATCCGCGATTTTGGGCGTCGTGACACACAGGTCTTGTAGCTTTTCGGTGGCGACGGAAGATGTTGCGAGTTTATCCGTCGTCACTGCGCCGTCCGCAATTTTATCCGTGGTTACTGCAAGGGGAGCCAGCGCAGCCGTGCTGACTTCCGCTGTTCCGATCTTCGACGCCGTAATGGCACCGTCCAATATCTGCCCGTTGCCAACGCTATTTGCGGCTATCTTATTGACATTGATAGCTCCGTCGACGATTTTATCCGAATTTACGCTATCGTCGGCGATCTTGTCGACCGTAACGGCCGCATTGGCGATTTTATCACCGGTGACAGCCCCGTCAGCGATGGCTGCGGCGCCTACGCATCCATCCGCAAGCTTCGACGCCACGATTGTATTTTTTTGAATGATGTCGCCGGATACAGCGCCAATGGCCAGTTGCGACGTGCCTACAGCAGAGGGTTTGATCTTAGCCGAAGTCACGGCATTGTCGGCCAGCTTGGCTGTGGTGATCGACCCGTCGGGAATTTCAGGAGACCCCCCCCCGCCGGAATAGAGACCCGATCCGATGCCCGGGAAATCATCGTCAGTAGGGGATTCATGCCCTTCGTTGAGGAATCTCAAAACGTCGGCGGGAGTGTAGGCCGACGGGTTGTCGGAGATGACTACCTCGTTGATTTCGAAGTCGAGGTAGTCCGCAGTAAGCAGGATGTTGCCACCTTCCGGAAGCGCTGGCTCGATGATGATTCGGCGCCCCATGTCTACCCGCGGGTTGGCCGGGCGGGCAATAAAGGTCGCGTGCATTCGTACTCCGTTCACAAAAATGTAGGGATAATCGGCTTCGGAGCCATTGATAACTACTTTCATATCACATTTTTTTTATGTTTGACGTTATTACCCCCGTCGGCCGGAGCCTGCGGGGCGTTTTCAATATCAATACCTACTTCATCCTTCATCTTCTTTCCCACGTATTTTTGAAGGGATCGGAATACCGGAGCGTCGGATATTTCCATGGCATTCTCCAAATACGACCACATTTCGATGCCGCATACCATGCCCGTGAAGAGCTTGGCCAGGTGCAAGTTCATGAAGTCGATGATTTGAGTGTCTATAAGGTGGCACATGCCGATCCCAACGACAATGCACGTAAGTTTGATGACCGTTTTCCACGCCTTGTCGCTGGAGAAATACCAGTCCTTATGCTGCCGAGCCGCCCTCTTGCGCCCGGCCAGTATACCCATCACGAAGTCTATCATGACGAATGTCAAGGCGCAGAGCACAAGCGGCGTCACGGGCGCGAACAACGACAGCAGGCTTCCCACCACAGCCATGATCCATTTCAATAAGGTGTCCATTATCCTATTCTATTTGATAATTACCGTCGCCCGAAACCCAGTAAAATACGCGGCCGTCGTACACAAATATTTCGGCATACATACCGTGAATGTTTCTGGAAATGTTGATATTACCTACCACTACCCCGACGTTTGACAGTCTTATATCCACGACAGCATTCTCTGAAAAGGTGTGTTCTATGAATATTCGAACAGGTGTGCCGGGCAATTGTTGCACAGGCATGACGGCATTTACATGTGTGCTGCCAATGTTGCCGATTTTGATGATATTTAATTTGTAATTAGATAGCATCGCATTGGGAACCACGGTAGTCGGTTCCAGGTAAAGTACTCCCGGAGCGGTCATTTTACTCTCCGGAATAGAACCGTCTTCTATTTTTATCCCGGATATGGTGCCCTCTGCGATCTTGGCGCCCGTAACTGATCCGTCCTTGATGGCGGGAGTAGTAACCGAAGCTACTTGTAGCTGGCGCGAGCCGACCGCTGCTGTCGCTATACAGGATTCTTCAACCGACGAGGGCACCATTTTCATGGACGCATCAATCGTGTAGTCGAGTATTTCCTCGTTCGTGATTGATTCCGCCGCAATCTGCGTCCCGGTGATGGTCGCATCGGCAATCTTCTCGGCAGTAATTGTTTTGTCTGCAATCTGCGCCCCGGTGATGGTCTTAGAGACGAGCTTTGAACCGGGAATAGACCTATTGGCCATTTTGTCTCCGGTGATCTGTCCATCCTGGATGTTGTCGTTCTTGATTGCCTCCGTGCCGATCTGCAAGTAACCAACCGCCCCATCTGCGATATTTGCCGTCGTGACAGCGCCGTTTGCGAGCTTTGGCGTCGTCACTGCGCCATCGGCCAGCATAGCCGCCGGTTC